TCGGTGATGAAGAACTTGCCACCCCAGTCTTCGGCCGATGCGGTCTTGGGGTCCTGGCGCTCGCCGCCGACGATCGGGTACTCGTTGCCGGCCGCACGCTGCTCGATGTCACGAGCGGTGTAGAGCTCGTTCGCCACGACCTGGTCGTAGATCACGGCTCCGGACGCGACAGAGACACCCGAGGACGAGAAAATCTTGTCCACGATGAACTTCTGAAGCGTGATGTCGGCGAGCCGCTTGGTGATGCGCTGCGGCTGCTTCAGGGCAGTGTCGACGGTGAGGACGCCGCCGACGAGGGTGGGCGCACCGAGCGGGTACGCCACGGGAGAGGGAGAAGGCATGATGCGTCCCCTTTCAGTAGAGGCTGATCTCAGCGTCGGCACCCGACGCTGCAGCGGTGACGGCGTAGCCCACGGCTACACCCGATGTCTTGGTGACTGCGACGCCGGCGGCGCCGACCTCCACCTCGGCGAAGGCGGCGATGGGTCCGGAGGCGGTCACGAAGGTGACGCGGTCCTTGCCTCGCTTGATTCCCACGAGATCGCCTGCTGCGGTGTCGCGGTCCGAGACGCCGCAGGTGCGACCGGCCGCCGTTGCGTGACCGACCGAGATGTTCCCGCCGTCACGATTGCCGACGATGGCGAGGAATCGCTTTCCGGTGACTGCAGTCTTGGCGCGGCCGGAGATATCAGCTCCGGGTTCGTACACGCCGATGTTTTCGTTCGCCATAATCAAGCCTCCTTCGGGGTAGATGCACCGAACCAGCCGAGTTCGGCGGTCTCGGTCGAGGCGGCAACGCTGTGGCCAACCTCGGACACCGGGATCAGTCCCGGGGCGAGCGCTGCGAGCGATGCAGCTACGCCTTCGGGATCGGCTTCGAGAGCCTTGAGCCAGTGGTCCTTTCGAGCGGTCGGGATCTTGCCGGCGTGGATGGCTTCGGAAACCAACTTCTCGCGGTCGGCGTTCTCCTGGCGATCGAGCGCCTTGGCGCCTCGCTCGGCCATTGCTCGGGTCTCCTCGTATCCACTGGCCTCGACCAGCACGAGTCCGTTTGCCTTCGCGACCTCGCTCAGCTTCGAGATCGACGCTGCAACTGGAGTGTTGGATTCCGACTCGTCCTCGGACTTGTCGGGGGCCGTCGCCTTGTCGAGCAGCGCATCGAAGAGCGTCTGCTCGGTTGCGGTGTCCGGGAGGTCGAGGGCCTCGCGGAGTTCCTTGATCTGCTCATCCGTGAATGCCACAGTCGAGCCTCCTTCTGTATCGGATGTGTTCGTGCCCGAGGTTGCGGCCACGGTCTTCTCTGGCGCGCCGGCCCGAGAAGATTCCTTGTCGGCCCAGTGGGCCAGGGGTTCGCGGAGCCCGGAGGAAGCGGCGACGTACTCGCGCTTCACTTCCTGGGGCTCGCCCCACGTAATCTCTTCGCCTTCAACGACAAACGGCACCCGATGCAGGGTGCCGTCCTCGTCGTTGATTGCCACCACTTCGGGTGGGTCAACGAAGATGTCTTCGATCCACCACCAACTGTTTGCCGCGGGCCCGTTGTAGAACGAGCTCTGCAGCTCCGCCACAGTCACTGACGCAGCGACCACAACAGCGGAAGCGTGCGGTGATCCGTCTCTGGATACTGGCATCGTGAATGACTCCTTTCCGCTGGAAGTAGCCGCCACGCCGTACAGCCTGGCGACGTCGATGATGCTCCCGAGCGTCCCGACGCCAGGCGATGTGACACCCAGTAGCGCAACCGCTTCGAGAACGAATGGATGAGTTCTTCCGGTTTGGTCGGTGACGTTGTACCGGCCTTCGATCGAACGATCCGGGTAGGCGGACGCCATGATGTCGCCGAGCCAACCAGGAAGGCCGCAGTAGTCCCCGACAAGCGTGGTCCCGTTGTCCTCGACGCGCAGATTGTCGATGTAGCCGATCGTCGGCTCACCGTCGAACCTCGGATCGGTATGGCCGAGCTTGAGAGTGGGGCGTCGGATGGCCGGCGAACTCAGTGCAGCGACTGCGGCGTAGAGATCTTCCGACGTTGGATTCCATGTGCCCGTCGAGATTTCCCAGGATCCGGCTTTGATCAGCTCGACGTTGGGGATAGTCACGAGAATTGGGCGGTCGGGCGTCACCAGATCGGTCATGTCGTCGACTCCTCAGCAGCCTTGAAGTTCGTCGGCAAGCCCAAGTTCTGCCGGACTGCGATCTTCAGCGCCTCGTCAGCCTCGAGAAGTCCGTTCTGCACCAGCAGCGCCAGAGATGCTGCGGTTGCGTCCTGACGAGAGCCGATCTCATCGAACACAATTCGCGGCGCCGCTTCGGATTCACCGAAGTTGATGTCGACCAGATCTTCGATGATGTGCGCATTCGCCGTGTTGGCGATGGACTCTGCGACCGTCTGCACGGACTGGACGAACATGTCTTCCTGGACGGACGCGAGAGCGAAACTGCCACCCTTGTCGAGGTTGAGGAAGTGGGCCAGCGCAGCGAGCGCAATCTGCTTGTCGTGATACTCGATCGCCTGCCCCATATCCGGCAGGTTTCCGTTCACGCCGAGCAACTCCATCGTCTGGCCTTCTGCGAGACCTACACCCGCGTGCATACTTCCGCGGAAGCTCGACGCCAACTCCTGCATCTTGTCGACCTCGCCCTGATCGTTCGACGATGCAGTGCCGACCGGGACGCCCATGCCGTTGCGCTTGGCTGTGGCAGCTTGGATGCGCATGAATTCGTCTTTGAGAATCCAATGCTTGTAGGCCGGACGCAGCAATGAGGTACCGATCCATTCGCCCGGCTCCGGGTCGCGCACGTATGCGACAAGTCGCGAGACGTCGATGACAAAACCGTCCGGCAACATCGATGCCACAGTCAGAGGTCCTGCCGGCGGGCTCTGCCTGATCGATTCGAGACCGCCATCGAGCGCGACATTGATCTTCGAGATCGTCTTCTGCGGACGCGGCGCGAGCTTGTGTAGCCAGGTCACGTCGTTCTCGTCGACGCGGTAGACCTGCTCGAAGAAACTGTGACCGTACGGAAGCATGAGGAGCACTGTTTGCAGATGCTCCTGCCACGAGAACCTTCCACGCGATCGGGC